AATAGATGGAGCTGAGACATTTATTGCTGATTGCGTAGTTGTTCATAATTGCAGATCAACCACGATCCCAGACGTCAAGGATGAGTACAACCTGGCAAAGAAAGCAGTTGGCAAGCGTCCATCAGTCGGTGCTAGTGGCGCTGAAGAGGTGGGAGGCCGTACAACCTATGGTGGATGGCTTAAGAAACAGCCGGTTGAATTCATAGATGAGGCTCTAGGCGTGGAGAGATCCCGCCTATTCCGTAGCGGGAAACTCACCATTGATAAGTTCTTAGATCCTACGGGAAGGGTTTACACGCTCGACCAGTTGAAGGCTATGAATCCTTTTGTATTCGCTGAATAGTTGTTACTTATACCCGCATAAGCTAAAATGATTTGACAGCGGCGGTGCCGTGTACTAGGTCAGTGACCAAAAGGAGCAAATCATGTTGTTTATGAATCAAGATCGTATCTATGGCAGAACCTACCGAGATGAATCAGGTGGTGACGGTGATGGCGATGCTGGGGGTACGCCTAATGCCGGTGATGGCGAAGGGGGAGACGATGCAGCTAAGGCCCTTGCAGCCCTTCAAGAGCAATTCAACCAAGCGCAAGCAGAGAATACCAGACTTGCAGCCAAGATCGCAGAAGCAAACAAACATGCCAAGGCAGCAGAGAGAGCAGCAGCCGAGGAAGCGCGAAAGAAAGCAGAGGCCGATGGTAACTATGAGCAACTCTTCAAATCCAGCGAAGAGCAGCGATCAGCCCTAGAGCAGCAGCTAACCGACCTTCGCATTCAGAACGAAAGCAAGGAAATAAACTCCGCAGCTATGAAGATAGCCGCATCCCTAGCAGACGGTGAAAACGTAGACCTGCTGGCCCGTTTTGTGGCTGAAAGGTTGAAATATGCCGAAAATGGGGTTAAAGTTACCGATAGTAACGGGGATCTAACGGTCTCCAGCCTAGATGATTTGAAGAAGGAGTTTGCGGGTAGTACCCGATTCGCCGCTTTAATCAAGGGCAATCAATCCTCTGGAGGCGGTGCCTCAGGTGGATCAAGCAGTGGCAGTGCCACAAAAGAAATGACACGCGCCGATTTCGACGCACTTGATCCTTACGCCAAGTCCAAGTTTATGAAGGACGGCGGAAAACTGACCGACTAGAGGAATGAAAAATGGCTGAGAATACAATCACCGCAATCGTACCGGACATCTATGAGGCACTCGACGTAGTATCTCGCGAGCTGACCGGCCTTATCCCTGCTGTAACCATGAATGCCAGTGCTGAACGCGCCGGTATCAATCAGAGCATCGTTGTACCTGTTGAGCCTGCTGGTAATGTAGGCGACATCACTCCTGCAATGACCGTACCTGACCCGACCGGCCAGACCACCGGCTCTACCACCATCAGCATTACCAAATCACGCGCTGCTGAATTCGGCTTCATTGGCGATGACCAGAAGAAGCTCAACACTGGCCCTGGCTACATGAATGCCCGCGCTGGCAAGATTGCCCAAGCAATCCGCGCTGTTGTGAATGAGGTAGAAACCGACCTTGCTGCACTGCAAAGCACCTTTAGCCGCGCATACGGTACCGCAGCTACTACCCCGTTTGGCACTGCCAATGATTACACCGATGCATCCAATGTCCTACGCATTCTGAAGGACAACGGCGCACCGCTGAGTGACAATCATCTGGTGCTGGATACCGTGGCAGGTGCTAACTTTATCGGCAAGCAATCCGCTGTGAATGCCGCTGGTACTGACTCCATGCTTCGTCAAGGTGTTCTGCTCGATCTGGTAGGTATGCCTATCCGCGAATCAGCTCAGATCAATCAAGCTGTAACCGCTGGTACTGGCGCATCTGCTACCACTGATGCAACCGGCTACGCTGTAGGCTCTACGACCATCACTCTGGCTTCTGCCGGTACTGGTACTATTATCGCTGGTGACTCTGTGACCTTCGCAGGCGACAGTGAAAAGTACATGGTTGTAACTGGTGACTCAAACGTGGCTGATGGTGGTACCATCGTTATCGCTGCTCCAGGTCTGAGGACTGCGATTCCAGCATCAGCAACCGCAATCACGGTAACCGCTGCTGCAACTCGCAACATGTGCTTTAACCGTTCAGCTCTGGTTCTGGCTGCTCGCGCACCGGCCCGACCTGAAGAGGGTGACATGGCTGATGATGTTATGATCATCACCGACCCGCGCTCTGGTCTGTCCCTTGAGTTCGCTCTGTATAAGGGCTATCGCAAGGTACGCTATGAGGTTGGTTTGGCTTGGGGTGTGAAAAACATCAAGCCTGAGCATACCGCCATTCTCCTTGGCTAGTGCTTCACCGTTGCCCCTTCTCTGAGGGGGCAATCTTGATAGCTCTAACCGAGGACGTATCAATGAAAGTAGAAACCGTAGAGATTCAAACCGAGAACGGCCCTGTTCGCATCAACAAATCCGATCTGAAAGAAGGCGATAAAGTTGTAGGCGATAAAAAAGCGCCTGCCAAAAAACCGACTTCGCGCAGCAAAAAGGCTGAGTAATGGCTGCAAAACACGGCACGTTAATAACGATTGCCGAGAATCAGGAGGGCAAAAATCCGCGCATAGTGACGGAGCATGACCCGTTTATTTCTGATTCTACAATGACAAACATCGCCAGAGGAAAGATAACTGGCGCAGAGCCTATGGGTTCATTTGGAGAGCGCCAGGCAACCGCAGGCGAAGTGAACAGAGTAATCTGGCCAAATGGCATATTTTCTTTGCCGCCATCTGCTGGCGTTCAAATGTCAGTTGTAAGTACTAGCGCAAACGATACATCGGCAGGTACTGGCATAAGAACGATTGAGATTCACTATCTTGATGCAAATCTTGATCCTCAAATAGAGGAATTAACACTAAATGGAATAACTCCTGTTTTAACTGTTGCAACTAACATCAGATTTATCCAGTGCATGCATGTTAACACATACGGAACAACACCAGTTGCCGCTGCTGGAACAATAACGGCATCAAATGGAGGTACAACATATAGCCAAATATCGCAGGGTGACTTGCGATGTACGTCAAGTGTCAGGATGGTTCCTAGAGGTAAATATCTGTATGTTTCTGGCGCAATTGGCAGCTCTGTTAGCGGAACATCAGCAGCTAAAGCTCAATTGCGAGTAGTCGCATCAGAGCTTGATTCTCATCAATACCTAGACCCTCTAATACTAATTCCATTTGGAACCATAGGAGTGCAAGATGCATCTGAGGCTTACACATTCCCTGTCCCTTTAAGATTTACAGAGGGAAGCGTTGTTGGTCTTACCGTTTCAACAGATAAAGATGCGAGCGTTTCTGGTTCTTGGTTTGGATGGATTGAAGACGTGGAGACTCAATAAATGGCACTTGTAATTGAAGATGGAACAGGAAAAACAGACTCCCAATCATACGCAAGCGCCGCGACTCTAACGGCCTACGCAACCGCAAGAGGGATCACACTCACAGCAGCGACAGATGCAGCTAAAGAGGCCCTATTAATTCAAGGAATGGATTATATCGAGGCTCAGAACTTCAAAGGCTACAAGTACACAGACGATCAGGCCCTACAGTGGCCGCGTGGTGGCGTTTTCATTGACAGCTATATAGTTGACTACAATGAGATCCCACAGCTTCTAATCGACGCTTTATGCGAGGTTGCCATAGGTATTGATGGTGGCACTAACCCATTAGCCAATGAGGAGAGAGCGACGAAGCGTGAAAAGGTAGACGTTATAGAAGTTGAATATATGGATGGCGCAAGGAATACGACTTACTTGAAAGCCGCTGAGTCAAAGCTAAGGAAGCTATTGAAAGCAGGTGCTGGCGGCATTAGCGCGGTGGCTATCCGTGGCTGATTTTTATGGCAATCTAGCAGCAGTCGCAACCAGGCTGCTAACGTCAAAAGGCCAGTCAATCACCTTTTCGCGTGAGGTGCAATCTGCGTTTAATCCGACTACCGGAGTCGCCACGACTTCAACAACGACATTCTCAGGATATGGCGCAGCATTCGACTATAATTCATCAGAGATAGATGGCGAGATTATACAGAAAGGCGATATACGCTTAGTGCTAGAGGCTACTTCTACTGTTCCCATTATCGGTGACACTTGCACGATTGACTCAGATGCTTATAGGGCCATGAATGTGAAGCCCACAAGCCCAGCAGGAACACCAGTTATATATGAGGTTCAATTAAGACGATGAGCTTCACTGGAGATTTAAGGCGATTCAAGAAGAAGACCAAAAAGGCCGGAACGATGATATTTCGCGGCACTGCCTTAGATTTATTCGGTAAAATTATTAAAAGAACACCTGTTGGAAATCCTAGCGAATGGGCATCGCCAGCCCCAAAAGGATACACAGGGGGAAGCGCTAGGGCTAATTGGCAAGCCTCATTAAATTCAGCAAAGACAGATGAAGTTGATGCTACTGATAAAAGTGGAGGTCCAACGATTGAAAATGCCGGAGCGATTGTAGCAACGGCTAAAATTGGCGATTCAATATACCTTGTTAACAATCTGCCATATATCAATAGATTGGAGAATGGATGGAGCGGGCAAGCGGCAAGCGGGAT